GGTCGGGCTGACAGGATTTGAACCTGCGACATTCTGCTATATTCGGGCATGGCATGACTGAGCGTAGCCGGGTGTGAGCATTGTCAAGAACGTTGAAATTCCAACGTTCTTAACAATACGATACGCAGTGGTTCGCTTTGTTGAAATTAACTGTTCGCAACTGTCATCGTGTCGATATCGTGTCGATGTGGTCGAACCGCGCAGCCTTCCATCGGAAAATGAAAAAGGCCCCTCCCCCAGCATAGAAGCTGAGAGAGGGGCGAGTGCGAGTCTCACGTCAGAAAATTAATCACTGGCCGTCCTCGTCGGCCTTGACAGACGTGAGCTGGCTCACGCCGATGAGCGCGCCGACGAACAAACCGATCGCGTTGATGGTCGTAACGAGTTCGCCGCAGTGCGGCAGTCCCCATTGCGGGCCGACCGCTCCGACGAGCCATGCGACGGCCGGCAAAGCGATCAACGCGAGCCACTTGAGTATGTCGTATACCCTGCCCGGCAGCAGGTAATCGGATTGCGGGCTATTGGATTCATCCATTTTTCACCTCTTTAAACATTGCGGCAACCGTCTCCACAACGCTTAAAGTCGTGGAGACGGGAGTTTCAGCGCAGGTACTGTCCGGGATAGATAACGTATGGGCTGCGGATGCCATTGCGTGCGGCAGCCGACTGCCAGCCGGAGCCGTAGATGCTCCAAAGGCTTTCGCCGGAACGGACCACATGGCCTCCGACCCCGCTCGAAGCGGTGGACACGGACGTGCCGCCATAGGTGACGATCTGTCCCGGATAAATCCTGTTGATGTCACCGCTCGGCACACGCCAGGCGGACACCGGCTGGAGTCCGGTCCTCGCGGCGATAGCACTCATGGTGTCACCGGAACGGACCACGACGCTACGCGAACCCGTGGCGGCCGTTCCGCCGGAACCTCCGCCGAGGCGACTGTTGACGATCTGCATGACCGCCGCGTAATTGCCACCCAACGCCTGCCTGCGGGCCGGATCATTGCCGAAATCGCCGCGGATGGTGCGCGTGGCCAAAGCGTTCAGGTCGACCGCCGGAGCGGTCGTGGGCTGAGGTTTCGGCTTGACACTCGGCAGATCCGCCGCGCCCTTGTCGTCAGGGTTCGCGTACTTGCGCCATGCCGTGCGGTCGCCGCGGAACTTGTTCAGGTCGAGGCGTCCTGACCAGCCGCTGAGACTGCCGTTGGACGTGTACTGCCTCATCACCTCGCCGCGCGCTCCGATGTTCCACGGGGCGGTCTGGTAGCCGGTGACGAGGTTCGTCGCGTACTGTGCGATCCAGATGCCGCAGTTCAGTTCGGTCTCCATGCCGGCGACCTGCCAGTAGCCGGAGTCCATCGTGTAGATGATGGGGTTGACGCCCGTCAGACGCTTGACCTCGCGGGCCCACCTGCGTGGCCACTGCTTGTCGCCCCATGCCGTGTTGTCCTGCGCCTCCCAGTCGAGGATCAGCACGCTCTTGTGCACGTATCCGCGCACGTTGTCGACGAAGAACCGGGCTTCGGTCTCGGGGTTGCCGCCGCGCGCGTAATGGTAGATGCCGGTCTCCTTGCCGCTGTCGATGGCGCCGGCGAGCTGACGGTTAGCGTCGGTGTTGACGCCGTTGGACAGGCAACCACCGTACACGCCGCCGGATCCCCATGTGGTGCCGACGATGACGAAATCTGCCGGCACGGTCGCGGTGTCGATGCCGCACTGCCAGTTCGAGATGTCGTATCCGTTCATGTCGGCCATCGCGGCCGGCGCGACCGCCATGGATATGGCGACCGCGAGCGCGGTCAGTAGCTTGCGCCATTGTCGGCGTGGATTCATGCGCTTGTGTTTCGGCTTGCCTTTGTTGAGGATGTTCAATTCCTCTCCTTTCCTTTGTCCGTACCGTCCGCCTTGTACGGACGGTGTGGAAATCTTTTGAATCTTTCAATCTGTGTTCGCGATATGCGCGTCACGTATGTCTTGGATCATCGAGGTTCCGGTTCCATTGCCGCCCAGACCGTGGTAAGCGGCATATATTCGTTCCGCGCTTTGCTTCAACGGAATGCTCGCAACACCACCTGCATCGACCATCTGACGGTGCAGAGCCTCGAGTTTGCAGAACAACAGTTCCCTGACGCCCTCATGCAGTGGATCGTGACGTTGGTCGACCTTGCTCAGAATCCAGGTGACGAACACGCCGCTGCCTCCGCTGCCGATGATGGCGATAACGATTGCGACGATGGTTTCCTGGCTCATTGGGAATCCTTCCGAAAGGAAAATCCCACACGTGGCTACCGTTGGAAGCCGCGATAACCACGTGTGGGATTTTGGAGGTTGAAATGTTGTTGGGAACGTTTGTGAATGAGGTCTGGTGGCCCTCCTGCGGGAAGCTCCGCGAGTGCACGAGGGTGGGCTACGAGTCGGCCTACCGCTGCCACATCCAGCCGAAATGGGCTGACGTCGACATGGAGTCGATCACCGCGAACGACATCGAGGAGTGGCTCGGCTCGTTCAATCAGGCCGGCGCCGCGCGCAAGGCGTGGGCCGTGCTGCGGGCGATACTCCGACTCGCCTATCGCAAGGGAGTCACCGACAATGACGTGACACGTCGTGAAATCAGACTGCCGCACCTGCGGCGGTATGAGCCGCGCGTGCTCGACGCCAGACAGGTAAGACGGCTGCTCAAAGGCTTCTACGGTCACGCGTTGGAAGCCTGGTTATTGGTCTCCGTCTGCGCGGGACTGCGCCGATGCGAGTCCGTCGGCATTGAATGGGCCGACTTGGATTTACGCCGGGGAACCGTGACCGTCAAAAGGTCAGTGCAATGGGTCGCTGGACATGAAACGGTCACCGACCCGAAGACCGACCAGAGCCGACGGACGGTCGCACTACCACGGTTCGCAGTCAAACGGCTCGCGCAATTGCGCCACGGCAGAACCGGCAGGCTGGTCGGCGATCTGAACGCCAACCAGGTGGCAGCTCATTACACGTCATGGTGCCAACGCATGAAACTCCCCTGCGTGCCGCCAAGGAACCTCAGGCACACCTTCGGCACTCTGGCAATCGCTGCGGGAGCCGATATCTCAGTGGTCGCGCAACAACTCGGTCACAGCGACATCAAGACAACCGCCCGCTACTATCTCCGCCCCGATTTGTCCGTGCTGAGAAGTCTGCAGCGGGCATGGGAAAGACTCATCATCGGAGCCGCGTAGCTTTCCGTAGCCCTCACTGCTACCTTTAAGTTTCAGGACACAGGATCGTTTGTTGGCGCCCTATATGGTGGATCCAACACGATTACCGTCAAGGGCAACATGCTGTATGTCGATTTGAGCTCTTTCAAATCAACCGTCGAAATCTCGAACTATAGGGTCTGGTTATATCAGTCAGGGATACGTCCATCGGCCACAATTGGACTGGGATGTGTTGGATCAAGTCTTGCGGATCCACACTACAACAAGCAAGCGAATTGGAATCCGGATGGCAGTATTACGTTACTTGGCGGAATTGGCAGGGAGAACATTCTGATGCAGCGTTTTTCCATGCCGATTCCTAGTGGAGTGACGTTCTCCTAGACAAGTGGCACCGTGATACAGCCTTCGACCCATCCCCAGTTTGCGCTTACTGTCATCTTTCCCGAGGAACGCAAGCCGATGGTGTGCTGCGCCACCTGCACTTCGACGCCATGCAATCCGATGCTCGAATTGGATATTGCGGCGCAATGTACCTCGAACGCCGCCTCCAAACCGGCTGGGAGTTTGAGAATCTGTGACATCTCCCACTCTTTCGCCGCGTTCCAATCGGTGTTGAGGCGATTGGCGTGGAATGCGACTAGAAGCATCCTGCCGACCAAGGCGGTGCGGTAATCCACTTTCCAGTTCGTGTTCGGCGCGGAAAGGGTTACGGAATCCCACAGCTGGCTCATCGGAGGCAACTGCTTGACAAGCATGACAGGAGTTCCGGCGGTGATGTCACTGATTGGAATGCGGGCGATCGGAATCCATACGGTGCCGGAATTGTTCAGGATACTACCCGACGGTACCGTGGGGTCAGCCGCCGTGCCACTGGTGGCGGTGCCCTTCAGCACCGCGAGCGCGATCGTTTCGATGTTGTTCGAGTCTCGCGTGTATTTCACGCAGATTAGGTCGTTGCGGTGCCGTCCTGTGACTCCGCTTTCGATGGTGACGGTTTCCGCCGCGGTGACGCGTGCGTATCGTCCTTCGATCACAAGGTTGAGGACCGGGATGAGCGCTTTGTTTGCTGACTGCATGGTCACGGCGGGGAATTTGCCGTCGCTGCCTTGCAGCAGGTAGTTGCCGTTTCCGACCAGTCCGGCCTGCATGGCTCCTTGGTCGCTGGATGTGATGTGCGGAGCGCCGGCCTTGCCGGTGATGAGATTCATGGTCATGGTCATTCCTTCCTATCTGTTGTGTTGTTGAGGTATGCGGCGTAGGCGGCGTCCTGCGTGGCTGCCAGCGCTTTGAACGTCTGCCAGCATGCGGTACAGACGAGCGCGCCCTGTGCGACTCCGTCGACGGTGGTGTGGGTGATGTCGTGCCAGTCGCTGGAGGTGCGTGGGTCACCGTCGGCGAGGTATGCGGAGGCGTGGCATCGGTCGCAGGTGTATCTGGTGATGTTCGTGGTTCGTGCCATTGATGTTCCTTTCTCTTTCAGGCTGTGCGCTGGTAGATGTGTCCCGGAAGCGTCGTGCCGCATTCCTTCCAAGTGCCTCCGTAGGTTGTTCCCGGATTGGCCGTGGAAGTGGTCCAGTAAAGGGAGCCCACGGGGTGGGCGGCGATGAATGCCTGGCTCACGCTCATGCCGTTGTCTCCCTTGTCACCCTTCGGCCCTTTGTGCACGACGTAGCTACCGACGCCTTTGACAGTCACATCGCTACCGTTGATGGCGGTGACCTGCCAGAACCCAAGTTCAAGACCATCTGTGCCTTGATATTGGTCAAAAATGGTGTCTCCGACCTGCAGGTTTCCATTTGGCTGAATACCAGATAGGGCAATTTTTCTCACTTCTCCGCCCGCACCCGAACCGTTGATGTCGCCATTGAATTTCCGTAGGCTCAGTCCTCGTGGCCCAGTGGCTCCCGTTGGACCCTTCGCCCCGGTGGCGCCGGTCGCTCCGGTGGCCCCGGTCGGGCCTTGCGGTCCTTGCACTCCCTGCTTGCCTTGCGGTCCGGTGTCGCCCTTGGGGCCTTTGACGTTGCCGAGCAGAATCTTCGTCATATGCGCTCCTTACTTTCCGTCATTGATCATGTAGTACAGGTCGCCCGTCGCCGGATCGTAGGAGACGGGAGCCGCCGACGCGGTGGTCGTATCCGCGTACACGGCGTACAGGTCTCCGTTCGGGTCGACCTGCAGTGTGAAGAATCCGGAAGTTGGCGCCGTCACGCCGCTGGCACCCTGCGGTCCTGTCGGTCCCTGTGGGCCCTGCAGTCCCTGCGCACCTTGTATTCCCTGCTTGCCTTGCGGCCCGGTGGGGCCTGTTGCTCCGGTAGGTCCGGCAGGACCGGTGTCGCCTTTCGGACCTTGCGGGCCGGTAGGGCCTCCTTCTCCGGCGGGTCCGACATCGCCTTTATCACCCTTGTCACCTTTCAGCCCTTCAGGACCTTGCGGGCCGGTAGGGCCGGCAGCTCCAGTGGCTCCTTTAGGCCCGGTCTCGCCGGTATCGCCCTTCACGCCTTGTGGGCCGACGTCACCTTTTGGACCTTGCGGTCCGGCAGGGCCTTGCGTTCCGATGATGGATTGACGGGAAATCGTCTTTCCCGTGAATAGGCTGCCGGACTGTGAAACGCACTGCCAGACGATGCTGTATTTTCCGCCACCTGACAATGCGGTCGAATATTCGTTGGCGAGTGGTGTTCGGTTCAACCATTCGCTCACGTTCCCCGTGAAAGTGGATCCCACCGGATATTCGCCGACGAGGGATTTCTTCATCACGAGCGCCGGAAGGCCGACGTCGCCTTTAGCTCCCTGAACGCCCTGCGCTCCTTGCTTGCCTTGCGGGCCGGTGGCCCCGGTATCGCCCTTGTCACCTTTGGGGCCTTTGATGTTGCCGATCAATAGTCGCGCCATGTGTCACCTTTCCGGGATGTCCACGTACAGGTTCCCGCTCTCGGAGTCCCAGACGAACGAGGGTGGGTTCGTGTTGTCCGGATAGTTCACGTACAGGTCGCCGTCGCCTTCCATGCTGAGCGTGAAGAAGCCGTTCGAGGGGGCGGATACGCCGCTGTCGCCCTTGTCACCCTTCTCCCCTTGCGGGCCCTGGATGCCTTGGGAACCTTGGATGCCTTGTCTGCCCTGGGGGCCGGTCGCTCCCTGTGGACCCGTGGGACCCTGCGGACCTGTGGAACCCGTCGGGCCTTGCGGTCCCGCCGCGCCGATCGCGCCGGCATCACCCTTATCGCCTTTCTCGCCGCGTATCCCCTGCAGTCCCTGCGGGCCTTCGGGACCGGCGACGCCTTGCGGCCCTCGCTCCCCGATCGCTCCTTTCTCTCCCCGAGGACCGGTGGGTCCGGTCGCTCCGGTGGCCCCCTGTGGTCCTGCGTCGCCCTTGTCGCCCTTCTCCCCTTGCGGACCCTGGTCGCCTTTCGGAAGCCCCAAATTCAAGGTTTTGTCGCTGCCGGCGCCCGTAAGCGACGCGCTTGCCTGTGCACCGGGGGCGAGCGTGTCCACCGAACCGATTTTCAGGCCGGTGATGTAGTCGCCTTTCGGCTGTTTACCCGACAATGCGTTGTTGAGCGAGTCGATGTCGTTTCTGGTCACGTCGGCGCTGAACGTCCAGGCGTCGAGTTTGAGGCCGGCTCCAGCGTAGTAGGCGTGGCCACCATCCCCGATGGAGGATTCTCCGCTGTTGCCGCCGGCGCTGGCACCTCCGGATTCGTAGGTGACGGTGAGCACGCCTCCCGAAACCTTGACGATCTTCTTGGAGATCTCGGCAGTGACGACGAGGCCCGTGTTGTTGTCACGACCCGTGACCAGGTCGCCAACGTCCGCGTCGATGCCGTCGGGAATGTCCACGTCGATGGTGCTAGTGTTCCGAAGCTCCTGGAATTTCTGCCTGCCCTTGTCCTCGAGCTCGTCGGCTTCGGCGTTGGACAACTCGTATGTGGCGGTGCGTTCGTCAAGGCCTTTGAGGGTCTGCGTGTGGCTGAACGTGCCGTTCGCGTCGGCGTACCAGTGGATGACGGTACGGTCCTTGAGTTCGCCCTTGCCCAGGCAGATGAGATGGTTGATCGGGTGCGCCGCCTGTTTGGCGGTGAAGTCGATGAGGTCCGAGTCGATGCTGTCGCCGATCGTGCGGACGGGCATGGCGCTCATGGATACCTTGTCGCCGTCATTACGCAACCGGAGTTTGAGTCCGCTTGCCCTGAGCATCTTGACCAGACCGCTGTACAGGTCCACGTACCGGTCGAACTGGCAGGTGGTCTTGTGGTCGGCGCTTTCGTCGGTGACGGTGAACAGGCCTTGCAATCCCGCACGGCTGACGAGCGTGCGCATAATGACGGGAATCGTGCCGGACAGGGTGAGGTAATCGTTGTTCCTGTCCGGTTCGATGATCTTCGAGGCGAGCACTCCATGCCAGTCGCGGCCATGCCATGTGACGGTGGACAGGCCTCCGTCCACGTCGACATCCGTGTCGTCGATGATGCCGCCGTACTCGGTGCCGTCGATCATGATGCGGCTCCCCGCCTTGAGCGCGGCGTCTTCGACCTGCAGGTCGAAGTCGTTCTCCCCGCTACCGAACGCGAGGTCGAGCGTGTATGAGGCGTGGCTCGCCACGGGTTTGCCTGTGGCGTCGGTGACGATCAGGTCCATGGCGGTTCGCTCCTTTCCTCGCAGACCGTCAAGTCGAATTGGAATCCTCCCGGCCAGCTGATCGGCTGTGTTCCGGGCGCGAGCGGTTGGAACACGTACCGGCCGGAATCCTTGCCCGACCCTCGCACGGCCTGCGCGAAGCAGTTTGTGACGAGACCTGTGCCGCTGACCATGGTGACGGTCCTGACATCGCCGGTGCCGTCGATTTCCAGACGCGAGCCGGATGGCACGGTCACGTCGACCTCGTACCGGTTGTTTCCGATGATGACGTACGGTTGCGCGCATGGTCCGAATATCGTGAGCTTGACCGGCTGCGGGATGGACGTGTCGTTGACGATCTCGGCACCCAATGCCATGCCGGCGAAATCATGCGGATAATCATATGGATAGTCAAGGTCGGCGGTTCCGGAATCGTATCGCGGCGTGAAATGCGTCATGGTCGGACGGCGCCACACGCCATCGGCCAGCACGATGGTCAACTGCGTCTCGACCATCGTGGGCGTGATGGATTGCGGTTCGCTTTTCGTGATCCACGCTTTGGCTTCCCATTCGCCGTCGGCCACGAGCGTGCCCGGGTTCCCGGATGCCATGTCGGCGTCCGCGAGGCGGCGCAGTAGGTCGAGCGTGGCCGGAGAATCGTGGATCTTCACGGTGACTGTCGCCTCGCGTGCCTTGCGGGTGATGCCCGTCATGCCACGTGAGGCGAGGCTGTAGTCCCAGACGCGGGCTCGCAGTCCCGTGAGCGTCTCGCCGTACAGCGGCCCCTCGAAGCCGATGCGCTCACCTGTGGCGGCGCACACGTATTCAAGCGATTGCACTTCTCACCTTCCTTGCGAAGTCGCGGTCCCCTATCGTCGGCGTGTATCGGGCGATGATCGATCCGAGGTCGTCGTGCAGCGATTCGACGGCCGCGATGAGTTCCCGCAGATCGCCGTCGCCGGCATTGGCGCCGGTGCCGGCCGTGACGTTCAGCCTGCCGGTCTTCGACCAGTCCGCGTCGGAGAGGCTCATCGTGGAGACGAGCGAATCCATGGAACGGCTGACCACATGCGCGGAATCGTCGATGCCCAATGCCATGCCACGTCCGACCATCACGCCGACCTCGTCGCGGAACACACGCGACGGCGAGTGGATGCCCAAAGCGTTCTTGGCCTTGTCCACCAAGCCCGACAACGCGTTGGTGATGCTGGAATACAACGAGCCGACCATTCCTGTGATGCCGTTGATCAATCCCTGGATGATGTTGCGTCCCGCGCTGACGAGCCAGCTTCCCGCGCCGGACACCGCGCTCCGGACGGTTCCGCCGATCCCGCTCACGACGCTCCCGACACGGCCAACCATGTTGCTTACGGTGCCGACGATGCCGCCCCAGACGCTCGACACAATGCTTCCGACGCCATTCCACAACGCGGCCCACACGCTCCGGATTGTCGAGCATGCGGCGGATACCACTCCGCGGACCATGCCGATGCCGGCGGAGACGACGCCTTGGATGCCGCCCCACACTGCCGACACGATGCCCTGGATGGCCGACCACGCGGCGCTCCAGTTCCCGTTGACGACCGCGAGCGCCAGTTGGATGATGCCTTGGATGACGGCGAGTGCGGTGCTGATGACTGTGGCGATGATGGTCCATGCGCCTTGTACGACGGTGGATATGGTGTTCCAGAGTCCGTTCCAGACCGTGCTGATGATTGTGACGGCGGTTTGGAAGATGGTTTGGATGTTCTGTATTCCTGCTTGCAGGAGTGGTGTGATGGTGGTGATGAATGTTTGGATGCCGGTGATGATCGCGGTGAGCGCGGTCATGATGATGGGGCCGATCGTGTTCCAGACGTTTTGGAGGACGGTGGTGATGAGTGTCCATCCGGTTTGCCAGATTTGTTGGATTTGGCTCATGGTCTGGGTGATGAATATGGCGATGGCTTGCAGGATTGGCTGGCATGCGGTGCTGATCTGGTTCCAGATTCCCATGAACCATGTGGCGAAGCTGTTCCAGAGTCGTTTGCCCGTTTCGGTTTGGGTGAAGAACCATGTCAGCGCGGCCACGACCGCGCCGATGGCCACGACAAGCATGCCGATCGGATTCGCATCCAAGGCAGCGCTGAATGCCAGCTGCACGGCGGTAGCAGCCTTGGTCACCGCGCTCCACGCCGATTGAGCTGCCTTGACAATATTGAACGAGCCGGCGAGTTGCTTCAGTGCTCCAGCCGCGCTTCCCGCGTCGGAGATCTTGCCAATCAAATCGAACGTGGCCGTAGCGGTCTTCTCCACACCGGAGGCAGTCGCGGAAATGGCCTTCAGTCCACCGGAAACTGTCTTCAGCCCGGCCGAGACGATATCCCAGCCTTTGACCGCGAGCAATGCAATGGTGATGGCTTTCAACGCGCCGGATACCAGTGCGCCGTTCTGCTGCGCCCACTGTCCGACCGACTGCAGCCAGCCTCCCACCGTCATGAGCACGCCGGTCAAAGTGTTCAACAGTCCGGCGAAGCTCTGCGCCGCGGAACTGGCGGTACGCGCGCTGTCGTTGAAGCCGAAGGCCTGCGAGACCGCGGCCGCCAATACGGAAACCAGCGAGCCCAATCCGGAGATGACGCCGGTCAGGCTTTCAAGGAACGGCTGCAACGCGCCCGTCTCGATGAACGTGTTGACGAACGTCTTCGCCCATCCCGCCGCGTTCGACAACGCCTGCGCGACCGAAGCGACCACTCCCGCGAGCGCGCCGGCGGTTGTGGAGAACATTGTGGCGGCTTCGCCGCCATTGTTGAGTCCGCCTATGAGTGATGTGATTGCGTTCCAGAGGCCAGTGAGTTGGCTTTTGAGGCTGGCCGTCGCCGAGGCGAGCATCTGGAAGCCGGGGATGTTGGAGATCGTGTCGCCAAGGTTTTTGAGTTTCGCCTGTGTGGCGGGTATCGCGTTCTCGAGACCTTGTTGGAGTGCCGCTCCGACTTTTTGCAGGGTTGGTGTGACGGCTGCGGTGAATGTATCGATGAGTGGGATGGCTTGGTTGAACAGGCCGCGTAAGCCGTCGAGGACTGGTGTGGCGGCTGTTTCTCCGAGTCGGCTCAACGCGGCTTTCACGTTGGCCAGGGCGCCGGTGAATGTGGTGCCTGCGGATAGTGCGGCGCCGCCTAGGCCTTCCTGCATGGCGTCGGCGAAGGTTTGGAAGTCGATTTTGCCGTCCGAGACCATGTCGGACACTTCGGCGCTGGTCTTGTTCAGATGCTTGCCGAGCATTTGGAGGACTGGGATGCCGCTCGACATGAGCTGGAGCATGTCGTCGCCCTGGAGTTTGCCTCGGGCGGCGACGGAACCGAAGATCATGCCGATGTCAGTGAGGCTTCTGCCGCTGATCTGCGCGGTGTCGGCCACGGTCTTGAGGATCTTGGTGAGCTGGTCGCCTTCCTTGATGCCGGAGGCGGACAGGCTGGCCGCGACGGTCGCGGCGTCGCCCAATCCGAACGCGGTGCCCTTGACGGATGCGAGCGCGTCGTTCATGATTTCGGTGACGCTCGCGCTGTCGTGGCCGAGGCCTTTGAGTTTGGCTTGCGCGTTCTCGATGTTGAGGGCGCGGGTGAAGCCGCCTTTGGCGGCCAATGCGGTGATGCCGCCGGCGAGGGTGGCGATCGCGCCTGTGCCGACCTTGCCGATCTTGCCGAACGCGCCGCCGATCTTCGAGATGAGGGTGTTGGAGCCTTTCCTAGAGGCTTTGCCGACGGCGTCGCCGATGTCGCCTTCGATGCTTTTGCCGAATCCTTTGCCGGATGGTTCGACGTGGACGTATACGACGCCGATGTCCTGTGCTGCCATCGTGTTCCTTGCTGTTTGTCGGGATTCCGATGGCGGTCGGGATCAGAGGTCGTCGTTGATGTGGAAGTAGGCTTTGAGCCGTTCCCTGTCCTCGCGTTGACGGCGGG